ATGATGCCTTTCTCTAGGCTTCCAGAAGCCAAGCCAGAGATGCCGCCAACGGTCAGCGCTGTACCTGCTGCTGAACCTAGACCAAACATGCCTCCCACTGCTGTTCCAACTCCCGGCGCAAATGCGTTAAGAGCAAAGCCTGCAATTGCTGGTAGGAATTTATCCAAGAAACCCGCTTCAGGCAATCCTGTTTGTGGATTGATGGTCAAGGAGCCACCATGTGCCATAGCAATTGCTTGGAGACCTTGAACTTCTTTTGGCGACATATGCACGAGCGTACGGTCTGGGCCTCGACCTTGCGCTTCCATGTGTCTGGCTAGATTTTGTAGGCTCATACTTTGACTTTCAGTACATTACTGGCGGTTGTATCGTAGTAGACATCGCCTATACGAAGGTTGGCTAAATCTGCCTCTGTCGGCAGGCTGGGGACAGATGTTCCTGCAACAGGTGGCGCACTCAATGCAGCTATTATATTTGTACCGACACGTTCTGTGGAGATGTTAATTGGGCTGCTGTTGTCTATCTGGTTAAAATACAACCTCAACAAGTTGTTCAGTTGATTAGCATAAGCCGGATCATATTCTTCTGGGGCAATAGGAAGACGGGGGGCAATTACGTTCTTTTGAGCCATATTACCTTCTCCCGTCCGGACGGAAATCAATCCTTGGGCTTCCCAACTGCCACTGAGTGCCAAGCGTATTTGAGGCAATCTTCATAGACATCTGCCTGCCCCGCACACGGATATTGACTTGGCCCGTAAAGGTGTCCAAATCTATTGGATAGGTTTGTGTGGCTGTTACGGTCTGTTCTGCTGTAGAACTTGTTCCACCAACAGATCTTGGATTGTTGTATCCGGAACCAGAGTTCTGCAAAGGAAGAAGCTGCATTGTCAGACTAGGGGTGGTTCCGTTTGTAGACCCACGGAAGGTTAGATCAGGCAGCATGCGCCACACAAACGCCATGTTGTGCCCATCACCGATATCAAACTGTGAGCTTGTGATGCTGGCCTCGATAGCAACAGGAGTGCCCGAAACGTTGTCATCCACACCAAATTCGTGGTTAACAATGTTGTTTGAGTAGGTAGCAGCAACAGGATACTCGCGCAGTCCTGAGTCCAGCCATGCTGTACGCGCCATATTGCCGTACATCCAGATATCTTCCACGTAGTTGTAGATTACGTAGCGGTCAATTGTTGTAGAGCTAGAAGAGCAGTAGAAGAACCAGACCTCATTAAAGCCTTCGCTAGTGCTTGCAAAAATTTGGGCTGATTGCTGCGGATTAATGTCATTAAAAATATATTGACGCAAGTCACAGCGCAGAGTCTGAACCCGTCCGTCATATTTATAAAACTTATCTATGCCCATCCAGAAAGTAATCCCTGAAGCAAGTGCAATTGCATTTGGGCCTGCAATTGAAATATTGTCGGCAAGAAGCTGTGTTCCCCAAACATAAGGTGGCCCAAGATATTGGAGTGAATACACGGTTGAGTCAGTCAAAACCAAAATCTCTTGTCGGCTTTGCAATGCAGTAACAATTTGAGATCCGTGAGACAGGCGAACACTACCAGCCTGATTTGTAATTGCAGGAGCCCATTCCAGATAAGACTCTTGATCTGACCAACGAATTAACATAGGGTCAAATACTGTACTGCCAAAATCATTTGTTCCAAAACAAAGAGTAAATCGGCTTGCGTCAGAGATAAGAAAATTAGACTGCGTTAAAGGAACACTTGATGCACCATTTAATACAGTCAAAGCAATCCCTCGCGCAGAGATCTTGTGCGTTCCAGATTGAGTGCCAGAGGTATTAATTATGGTTGATAGCGTGTAGGTAATACCTGTTGGTGTACCTGCCGTAGTTGTGACACCAGAGCCACCTGCGGTAGTAGAGAGGGTAAATGTTGTACTGCCGTTGGTAGCTACAATAAAATAAGTTGTTGGGTTGGTGTATCCAGTAATAGAGCCTGTGCCACCATAGGTTCCGCTAAGTACTAATGACTGCCCAATAGCCAATCCAACACTTGAGGCGGTGCAGCTAAATTGTCCAGCTACTCCTGTGATTGTTACGCCCGATAGTGTTGCACTTAAAGTTGTGGATGTAGATAGATTAAAGGTGGTGCTTGAAATAAACCGCACGTAATACACCGTTCCAACAAGTAGTCCTGTAGGAAGAGCGCCGGTGGTCTCAAGTGTAATAGCCGTCAAGTTTGCCAAATTAAGTGTAGAAGTTACTACTCCGGGGCTTGCAATTGTTATAGTTATATCACTGGGAACAACTCCAATGGTTGCGTTCCACAAGAACAAAGGGCCGTCACGAGGCCCAAAAAGCAAATCTTGACCAAAATTATCTTGGTTCCAGATACGCATATTCAGCAAGGTTGTTTCACCAAAACCCCACGCTCCAGAACCCCAATTACCTGATCCCCATCCAATTGTGGGAATTGTAAATGCGGGGCCGATGTTAACTTGATATACGGCATAAACCGTGCCGCCGCCTGTAGTTGTAGACGTTGCTGCTGTTGCAGATGTGATGGTGTATGTAGTACCAGTCACGTAGGTGAGTTGGTATTCACCAAGGATAGTTATGCCACCCACTGCTGTGCCGCCAAAGAATGTAACAAAGTCACCATTTACATACCCAAGTGCGGCATCCGTTACCGTTACGGTGGTGGATAAATTTACTGTGGCAAACGGGTTTGTTAAAGTTACTTGTGCGCGAATGGGAGTAATGTCCCGATAACGACCTCCGCTTTCAATGTAGAACTTTAAATTTGTTCCCACGCCCAGCAGGTTTAGGTAACTCAAGGTGACCCAGTTCCAGAGAGACCTGCATATACCTAGAAACGTAAAGGCAGAAATCCTTGCCCAGCCGCCAATTTTCTCCGGTGTGCCTTGCCGGAAACGAACCTTGTCAGATTCATAGTAGCCACCCTCGCTGGTATAGCGCGTGTTTTCACGATTAACACCGGGCTTGAGGGTGATTTTGTGTAAGGGCATGGCTCATTTTCCCATAAATCAGGCAAAAGATCGAGTGCCGGATTTGTCAATGATAAGCGCTTGCCTACGGGCAAACCCACCAATGTCACTTTGAATGCTGATGTGCGTCCATGCATCAAATTCACGTATTAGTTGATCATAGGGTAAACCCGAGTCAATGATTGCACGGACTACTGCATCAGGAGTCATTCCGGGGACACGGATATCCGCAGCGCAGCCTAGCCGGTGCTGGCTGGTATCTTTAGAGCCAACGCTGTCGTTGACTGCTTTAGATCGGAATGCGGAGTTGACCATGATGGGCTTTCCTCCAAGTACAGTTTTGACTTGCTCAAGAAATTCTGCAAGGCGTTGGAGATTGGCGGTTTCTGCGTCATTAGGTGTATTGTCAAATTGTCTGTGGCTGGTGACGGTTAATTCTTCCAGCGTGAAGTGTTCGGTGAGGTTCATTTGACTGGCCCTGCTTTAGAAAGTAAATCGGTCTTGGCTTGTGAGCCAGCGGATGATCCAAAATAATAGGCAATGATGCCCGTCCAAGCGGTGGACAGACTGCCTAGCATCATCAAGATTGTTGGGTTGCTGCCGTCAACTTTGCCAAAAAGCATCATGCCCAAAATGCCAAAGAACCCAACAGTGATGATTGCCGCCAGTGCGGGTGGGACAATTGACCTTGTGGTGGCTTGCATGTCCCGTGCAGACTTCCTGTCCTCAACCTCTAGCTTCTCAAAGTTTAAACCAAGCTCTTGAGCTTGTTTCTGCAACTCAATCTCAGCAATCTTGACCTGAGCAATCTGTTCTGCGGACAGCTTGTTATTGGAGATTAGGTCGCCAACCTTGTCAGGGTCAACGCCAATCGCTTTGCTGATGGCAGACACAGCCATCCCCGCTAGAGGGCCACCCATAGCGGTGGCGATTGTTGGTGCGATTTGTTTAAGCCAATCCATTACTGTTTACTCCTAGATAACATAGTTGCTGCGATTTGAAGCATGGCGCGGGTGCTATCCATGTCCTCTGGCTGCGTAGTCCATCCAACCGTGATCTGTCCAACGAATCTCCCCGGTTCAGGTGGAACGCTGATACGGCAAGTATAGGTAACGCCTTTGGCGATGTACCACAAACCCATCTCTGACTGCGCTGATCTGTACTCGCTGCATGGGATCTCATTTGCCATGAGCTTGACCACATCAGAATTGTTGGCTGCATTCTGTGTAAACAGTCCTACGTCCAATCCGTCATTTGTTTTGTCCCGGCCTTCTTTGGTATATGCCCGGTGCAGGATGCGCGTTCCAAACATTGAGTTAACTTTAAACACCGCCACAATAA